ACGCATGTTGTAGCCTTAAATCATGCCTTTTGCTACCTAAACTACTTAGAAACTGTTTAGGCTTATTTAAGCTCCCTCCTTTCAAACGCTTTTTTTAGCGTTTCAGGGTAACCTTTTAAGTCAGGTTTAAAAGAAATCTTAGCGGGGTTCGTTCTGAAATTACGATCTGGAAGTATATTCACGAAAGTTCCCTCCACCACACCTGCTCCCGGCATTCCTTCTTCAACTTTTATATTTCGTTGTTTGACTTGTCTTTCTGACAGTGTCACAACTCCACATCTACACTTAAAGCCATTTGGTGGATACCACACATCCCAAACAGGATCATCTGCTCTATATACTTTTTGATCCATCGCCCTATGTGTAAGTCTCGTTTTTCTGTCATCGACCGCATCGTACATCCAGAAAGGTCTCAGCTTAACAACTGTTGGGTCTGTTATTTGTTTGTAATGCCCTACCGAATAGGCAGTTTGCGCATTGGTTCTAAAAATGTTATCAGCTTGAAAATTAGTAATTCCAGTATAGCCTTTTTCGTCAAGAAACTTATTCATATCTTTTTTGAATTGCTCCATAGTCGTTCCCTCTTCAATCGCTGTTAAAAGTGCTCCGTGAAATTTGTTTAGTACTTGTACTTGGCTGTAGCCCGAAACTGTAAATGCTGATGCTCTATATTTTTCAGCGAGCGAATAAAACTCTTTAGGGCTTACAGGAAGCTTTTCGCCAAAATATTCTATAGCTTCCTCAAATTTTAGCGGGCTTCTAAGGAGCTTAATCAGATCTTTCATTTTCCTTCATCCTCCCAAAAATATCCGCATAAAACATTACCTTGTGAAGCAACTCTTCAAGTTTTTCGTTGTCCATCTCTTCGTACAACTTCAGCACTGATTCATCTGTCTTAAATACTTCTTTAATTTCTTCTAGCGATTTGGCTGAATTTACAAGCTTTAGTACTGGATCGAAGCTCTGTCTAAACATCTGTGCACTTTTCTCTATTGAGTGTTCTATTATCTCGCTTACTTTTTCTTGTTGATTATTGTGATTTTCTCCACTTTCTTTGCTCGCATCGTCTTTTAATACCTTCATGCTTTGTCTATTTCTCTCTCTTTCAGGGGCAACTACTTCCTCATTAGCCTCTGGCTTTGGAACTCCAAACTTTTTGTATATATGCGAAGATGCTATTCTAAGACCTATCTTATTTACGAGTATGTCATATATCTCTACCGTTTCTTTTAGGTCTCCTGCTTCTTCGCTGTCAAATCTTAGATACGGTATTCTTTTGTTCTCTCCAAAGTTAAAGAGCACAAGCGGTCTTATAAGATCTCTTCTCACAGTAGCTGCTAACGCTTTGCAGTCTGCCATAGTTAAATCATGCCTTACTTCATTGTGCGTTTTACTTTGTGCAAAAGACCCTCCACCGCTGTCTGAAGTCAATGTTTGCCCCAACAGCGCTTTCGACATTTGTTCGTCGCAGAACCTCGCAAGAGATTCGTATACATTGATTGAAGTTGTTTTAGCACTTTCTTTAAACTCGATTTCTGTGTTGTCAGGTATTATCCCCGCCGCATCTGTGCCAAGCATTACGAGCGCCTTCATTAGCGCTTCTTTGTCTTCTTCTGATGCGGAAGGATTGTACTTGCCAAGTCTAAGCGGCATTCCAAAGACTTCACAAAAGGCAACCCAATCCTTGACGTCATAATTTTTGAACAAATACATCCATGCTACTACTCTCAGTGTGCCTGCACGAGAAGGATGCCCTGAGCGTGCCTTATACCTATGAACAATGAACTTATTCTCTGGAACTATAATTCCATTTGGAAACTCTTCAGTCATTACTTTGAAAATGTCATTTTCGTCCCAAAAGAACTTTTTCTGATGCCTCCACTTAACGTCCTTAATGGTGTGTTTGTCATTTTCATTTTCCCAAATAATTTCACTTGTAGCTATTCCTTTCCCAACTGCATCTAGTAGGTCTAAGAACATGTCCTCCATTGATTCAATGCTTTCAATTTCTTCTTTAACAAATTCAGCAATCTTTTTGTCGTACTCGTCATCTGAAAAAGGAATAACTTCAAAGTCAAGCCCAGTAACTGCGTTTTTCCGAGTTTGAAGTTGTGAAAAAAGATGCGGATCTTTCTCTTCCATTTCTTCAAAGAGTTCCATTTGTCTTAGCACGTCTCCCGAATCAGCTTCTCTAAAAATTTGTGCAAGCCTTGTAGGAGTCAACCCGTTTGATGGATAAGTAGAATATTTATCCTGTATTTGTACTGCTGCAATTTCTCCCACAATTGGTTTTTTGAATTTGTTTTGAATATAGCTAAGTGCTCTTTTAATCAAATACTCGCCTCCTAGTAAGCTCCTTTTTTAAACTTCAGCGTTCTTGATATAACTGATTTGTACTCTACTTTTGTGCTACCCTTTATGTCAAGTGCAAGTCTTACAGCCATTTCGAGTCCATCGGGAGCATCGTCATTTCTTCCCATCGGGTACTCTTTCATTTGCTGGAGAAGTGTTTTATGCTTTTCATTGAACTTGATGTACCCATTTTTTATCATTGGTTGTAGTGATCTAATTCTTAAGTCTTTGTTTTGTCTGCTTATAATCTCTTCAATGGGCATATATTCTCCAGCTTCAACTGAACGTTTTGCCATAACCTCTTTGAAAAAATATTGAAACTGTACCGACTCTACTCCGAACCTATGCAAGGGTTTCTTGTATTCTCGCTTTAGCCTTTTTGAGGTTTCAATTGCATCTGTTATGATTGCATCCGGTTTTCTTTTCTCCACCGAAGCAACGAGTATATACATGTATCCTGATTTCATGTCTTTTGCAAGCACTATAATAGAAGACATGTCGCTTTTTTTGTTTTTCCCAAGCGAGGGATCGTTTGCGCCAATGAAGATAAATCTGCTATCTGAAAAATCAATCTCGCCGTCTTGATAAAAGTCAAACCATTCTTCATTGAATGTGCATGAGTCTGGGTCGATTGGATCGTTTTGAATCTCACTGTTAAAAGATGACTCTCCTTCTGAAATTTTCATGACCATTAGTCTGTAGTATGAATTTTTCTCTTCCCACAAAACCTCCGTACCTCTTGTCATTTCTTCTTCGTTACTTCTAAAAAATTCCAAGGCATCTTCTTTCCTGCTGCCATTCTCTAGATTGGTAAATATATCTTCCCACACTTGCCACAAAGCACTTTCTTCAGCAAAGCTGATTACTCCTCTGTATTTTTTACTGTCGTATTCTGGATTAGAAAGAACTTTTGATAGAAGACTATCGTAGTGAAGTATTGTCCCTATATATACTATGTCCGTGTAGCCATCGCCCGCTTTTGAAACTGCTTTTTTAAACCAATTATCAAGTTTTCTTCTTTGCTCTGGCGTGTTCACGTTTTCATCGTTCTCAACGTCATCAAGCACGATTAAATCAGGTCTCCAATTTCTGTGCCTCCTACCCCTTATCTTTTTCCCTGACCCAATAGCTTGAATTTTTATATCTGTCGAAGTAAGTATTACGCTGCTTTTCCAAACCTTTTTCCCTTTCAGTATTCCAAAGTCGTCCTTTATCGCTTCGTTTTCTTCAAGTTCCATTTTTATATCTTCGAGAAACCCCTCTGCTTGATCGGAGCTGTCCGATAGGATAATGGCATAATGCTTGTACTCGTACATTATGGCGTGCAATGTGTCTTTGAAGGTAAAGTTTGTTGATTTTGCGTGCCCTCTAGGTGCTGCAACCACTTTTCTACACCCATTGCTACTTGCGATTTTTTCTTTGTCTCCTAGTGGGTTTAGCCCCTTCATAACACCTTTGCTCCAAATATCATCTAGCTCTGCATGGAAAGCTGGCGATTCTCTTATGAAGTATTTTGGAAGGTATGCTCTTCCAAAATATGCAAGGTCTATTGCCCCAAGCCTTTTTCTAAGTCCTTTTCTTCCTATAAGAGGAGCTCCTTTTTTGTGTTCTCTTATTAATTGTTTTCTTATTTTTTTGTGATTTTTGCCTCTGCTCACGTATTGCATGAATAGCTTTTTTTGAAACTCTAAATCTTCTTTTGCTTCGATGTCTTCGTCTTCGTTTTTGAGTTTCCCTATGTAGTCGTCTAGTCTATTCAATGCTAATCACCTTTTCTTTTGCTTTTTCAAATACTGCATTGAATTCTCTTACGAGACTTGCATCTGACTTAATTAATTTCAGCAATTCGTCTTCCATCTCCTCAAACGCAAGCTCAGCTTTCTTTTTCATGTCGTGTTGTATTTTTCTTTTATATGACTCTGCTCTTGCAACACTTACAACCAGCCGCCCAGCTTTATCTAGTGGCATATCACCAAACTCTTCTTGTGCGTTAGATATTTTTTCTATCAACCCACCCATAAGTAAATGTGTCGCTGCGCCAGTGTAATCTTCATTCGGATTTGCTTTTATGGCTTTCACTAGCTGATTTGTTTGTTGTTGGACTTCAATTAGCCTCAACGAAGCTTTGTTTGTTCTAATTGCATATCTCCCTACAGAACTCTTGCTAATTTCTTCTCCATATTCTTCAAGTAGCCAGCTTGATATTTCTTCGTAGGTAATGCTCGTATCAAGAAGCATGTCATCAATTTTAGATCTAGTTTCTTTGTCTAGAGTGCTTATTTTGCTTGCTACTCTTGTTCTGCTGCGTTTTGTCATCAGACATCAACTCCAGCATCTTCCGTTGTTCCTTCTAACAAGTCAATTCCTTTTGCAGTCAGCTCAATTTGTGTATCATCTTCTATCTCCTTGAGCGCCACATCTCTTATTTTTATATATCCCTTGTCTTCAACGTAATAAATCGCTTTGTTGGTGTTTGCTGTTAATAGAACCCCTCTTGTTACAAGCGCTGTTTTAATCCCGCTAATGCTCACCGTATCAGGATAAAAGAGTGCTAACGTTCTTAGTACTTGTCCCCTCAACATCTTGTTTTTCATTGCTTGTGCTCTATCCATTTATTCACCCCTTTTAATGCTCATTAGCGTTTCTTGAATCTTATCTAATTTGTTATCCACCGAGCTCATCGCTCTTATGAAATCATCTTTATGTACATATTCTTTCGCAAGATTTTCTTTATGCATATTAAACTCATTTTTAAACTCCTTCAGCTCTTGCTCTCCATCGTCAATCCTCGCATGTACTCTATTTAAGTTGTTGTCAATGCTCCTTTTGAAGTCTTTTAGAAAATATGCTATAATCCCTAAGCCAATCATAATTATTGCTTGAAACAACCACTTCGTCTCCATGCTTCCCCCTAGTTTTCAGCCTTGACTTTTTTCAATGCACATTCAATCTCATTTAGTATATAAGTCCTAAAATCACCTATTGATTCTTCTATTACTTCCATATAATCCCGTCCAAGAGTCCACATTATCTCGTGATATGCTTCCTCTGCTAAGTCTTCTAATTCTTTTCTATCGACCTCACCGTCTGCAACCGCTTTTCTAATTTTCTTTGCCGAGGTTTCTTCAATCTTAGTCACCGTCTTTACTGCTACATCTTCAAGCCTCTCTAGTGCTTCCTTCGTTACGCCCCTATGATGTTCGTCTTCGATTTTAAATGTCTCAGCTTTTAACTTCGTAGAAAGATTTCTCACATGCATCACTGCATATGTCCCTGCCAATGCAACCACAGCTAATATTACGTTTACTAGCGCCTCATTTACCACCATCATTATTTGTTCCATTTTTCTCCTCCCCTTTCGGTTTTTTCAAAAAAATAAAGAACCATAGTTAGATTTCTCTATACTATGATTCTACTTTGCTTGCTCTAGTTTTTCTATTCAAGTAATTAAGGGATTATATTTCCTATATCGCTTCCATTTTGATTTGTCTTTCTAGTGGCTCATTTTGTTTTTCAAGCGCCAGCTCCTTACAAATTAATCTTACCCATGTTTCCGATAGACCGTATTTTTTACTAAGTTCACGATAATTATATCCGTTGAATTCTTTCTTTATTAGTGCATCTCGGTATATGCGTAGTACGGAGTCTAGTTTCGGAAAGTACACCTGGCTTCCTCCAAACAATTTCGCAACTTCAACTGCACTTTCAACCCCTATCTTCTCTGCAATCTCCCTATACGGCTCATTAAGCTCTTCAATTTGAATTTTTTCATGTAGTTTTGCCACCACTGCACCTCCTATACTAGACTAACACGTGTTGTTTTTCAAGCTTCTTTTAGA